GGTGGCGGACACCTCGAAACCAATGCCGACAATGCCGCGCACGTCCATTGTGGTTACATACTGAAGCAGCGGGGACCTATCCCACGCGGCGCGGATGCCGTCCTCGATGTACGTGGGCACGGGGACGGTGCCGCCGGACGTGGTATAGGTCATAAGCGCCCTGCACTCGCGGTCGTCGTTGGTCTTGATATAGTCCGCATAGGCGTTGATGTACTCCTCGCTGGACCTGATATCATTAGCTGTTCTCTGTTCGGGCATTTTCTTTTCCTCTTCGATGATTTCGCCGTTTCCGGCTGCGACCGCGGCCCGAAGCGTCCGGCGCTGGGTCTCGGCGGCCTTCCTCTGTTCCATGATGCCGTCGATAGTGTCAACGGCTGCGCTGATTTCGTCCAGTCTCGCGCTGTCGGCGGTCTCGATCTCGGCCGCGAAGGCGCTTCTGGCTTCCTTCAGCTCTTCGGTGGTCATTTCTGCGTAGTTAGGCATATCTGTGTTACCTCGCAATCTTGAGTTTTAACGCTAGTTTCCGGCGCTTCAGACGCTCCGCCTTCAGCTCTTCGACAACTCCGTCAAACAGAGCACGCGCATTTATAGAAGTAGCGTCGTTTGCCGGAAGGCTCACGGCGCTAACATCATACAGTTTCGAGATCTTCGTAATGGTCCGGGTAACGGTCGTTTCCCCGGTCTCTTCGTCCCGCTCCACTTCATGCTTCTTTGTTTTAATAGCGAATCCGAAGGACATCTTAGTAGTATATCCGCCTTCGATCTCTTCGAAGACCTGCCGGCCAAGCTCCGTACCGCCAAGGAAAGCGCGGATAAACAGGCCTTTGTCGTCCGGCTTTACCTCAAGCGTGCCATTGCTCACGCGGGCAAAGACCCGACCGACGTGGTCGTACTGCATTATAACGTCCTTCATGTCGCAGTCCTGGAAGGCGTCCTTGTCCACCTGTTCGACAAGCGTATAGCCGTCTTCCTTAACAAGGGTATAGGGCGTGTCGAAGACTGTAGCGTAACCCTCGACGACCTTCTGGCCGTCTTCCAGCGTGCGCAGGGTCAGGGCGTCGGCGGCTATGTTTCTGTACTGCCTGCCTTCGCTCAGCTTGTCATTGATTGTTTTGCTCATTGTCTGATTCCTCTTTCTCGCCTACGTTGTAATACTCGCCACGCACGGGCAGCTGCTCGCCGATCTCGGCCGGGAGCGGGGGAAGATTCCATATTTCCCTTATTTCGTTCCTGGTCATCAATCCCCGGTCCGCCATCTGTGCCGATACGGCCAGCTTGTCCGCATTGCTCAGGTATTGAAGCCTGTTCGACGTCACGGCTACCGCATTCCCCTGCGATCGCTCGCGCAGGGTATACAGCATCTTTGTAAGGACGTCCGAAAGCTGTATTGCGAAAGGCTCAACGGCGCCTTCATAGAAGGCCGCCCAGGCGTCGCCGTAAGCCTTATTTGTCAGAATGTCGTCGTTAACTCCGAAGTAGCTATTAACGTTGTCGTTAATAATGCGCATCTGTTCGGCGTCGACCACCCAGGGCTTAACGTCTACCTGTTTAATGTCCTTATAGGTCGACGGAAAGAGTAGAAGGCCGCCCCCGCCCTTAGACAGGTTTTGCTCTGTGAAGCGCTTTCTTTCTTTTGCGAGATCTTCCGGCCGGGCGAAGTTGCCAAGCTGCGCCATAAAGCGATATGTGGCCGCGCTCTTAACGCCTTCCTCTATACCCTGATTTGTAATGTTAATCAGCTCCATTGTGGGGAAAATGGCGTTGTTGGATTCCCCGAAGAAGTCGCTTCTGTATTGGTGTTTGAGCATAAGACCGCACATGTCTAGCTCTATCGCCGCGTGCTCTTCGTGTGCAAACTCATAGCGAAGATAGGGGCGGCCGTTAAAGCCTACGACCTTACAGCGATCTGGGAGCGGGCAGAAGATGCCGCTAACGTCTCCGTAGTCATCGAACACGGGAACAATGAAAGCCGTATTGTGCACGTCAAGAATGGTCGACAGTCTCGCGAGAAACTGGCCCCACGTTTGAAAGCTGTTCGGCGCGTGTCTCAGCTTATTAACAAGCCCCTGCCGTGCTGCGCCCTGGAAGACTATAGACAGCTTGGACATATGCACAGCGCGGGCATGGATTGCAGCCCTCACGCGCTCAGATTCATACAAGCCGCCGTCGAAGCTAGTAAAGCGCGGCACGTAGCCGTTGAGCATTTTAAATGTTTCGCGGACTCTTTCCGGCGGTTCTTTCGGCCGCTGGCCGAATATGATTTCAAACAGGCCCATTTTTTAACTGTTCCCCGATCTCAGAAAAGTATTTGTCTTTAACGGTCAGCGCATCCAGAAGCGCGGCCGTGCCGTCTATGTGAAGGGAAGGGGACAGCTTGACAAGCCTGCCTCTTCCTCTTTCTACGCTCATTTTCACGGCGCTATTGAGCAAATGCGCCTTAGTAATGTCGTTGTCCCCGATCTTCAGGCGGCCGTCTTCGAGCAAGCCCCTGCACGTCTCCATAATGCCGTGCAGATTTTCGCCCTGATAGACGTCGTCCATGTGAAAGCCCGCGTCTTGCATGCTCTGTGTAAAGTATGTCGCGCTATAGCGGTCATAGCCTATTTTGAGCGGGTAAATGTGGTATTGCTCGACAAGCTGGGCGAACCACTTAAAGCAGTCCGTATAATCTATGATGTTTTCGCCGGAAGGCGTTAACAGGCCCCTTTGTATGTAGATCTGATAGGGGACGCCGTCCCTGGCCGTCGCTTCTTCGATCTTCTCAGCCGGTAGGAAGTATTGAGACAGCACATAATTAACGCCGTCCTTCTCAATGACCACACAGCACGCTGTAAGGTCTCGCGTCTGTGACAGGTCGACGCCGCCGACACAATAGCAGTCTTTGAAATCTTCCGGCCCGAAGTGCGCGCCGCTCGCGTTCTCCACTATCACCGCCGGAAGCCACGCAAGAGAAGAGTTCTGTTTCTGGCAGCAATACTTTGTTATGAATTCGGCCCGCTTGGACAAACTGCCCTCTGCTATGGCGATCTCTTCCAGAAGGTAGTCTACCGTGACCGACACGCCAAGGTTGGGATTTGATTTGTGCAGCTCGCTTATGTCGTTCCATTTGTCGGCGTCATCGATCATATAGAGAAAGGGCAACAGCCGCTTCTCTTTACTGTCGCCCAGTAAGAAGCGGGTAGCCCTTTTTATGAGTTCGTCGTATATGGAATCATTGACATAGCCGGAAGTCGTACAGGACAGCAGCAGGCCTTCAGGCCGTGCCCCCATTCCCGACTTCATGACTTCGTACTGCTTCAAACCGTTATCGCCTGCCCAGCTCGCTATTTCGTCACACTCACAGAGGGATGGGTTAAAGCCGTCGCTGCGCTTGGCGCTGAAACTGATTTTTTTTACGGTCGAGTTGGTGCCATTAATCGATAGATCTGTGTGCCGGTGGCGGGGCAGCATGCTGTCGTCATGCACCTTTTTGTTGTGCACGTCCGTCTCGGCCACGTATTCCTTCAGCGCTTTGTACTCAGGGTCGAGCGTTGTCATTTGCCAAATGCAGTTGTATATAATGTCCGCTTGGTCCAGCTTCGGCGCGATGCAGTATACACGCGCACCATAGCCGCCTTCGACTCGCCAAATGTAATTAGCTATAGCGGACGCAAGCAGGCTTTTTCCGTTCTTCCGCCCGATCACAAGCAACACTTCGCGGAATTGCCTATTGCCGGAAGCGTCGACTATGCCGAAGACGCAGGACAGAAAAGCCTTTTGCCACACTTCAAGCAGAAGCGGCCCAGGGGCAAGCGGGCCTTCCGTATGGAAACAATGCGACTCTATCCAATCGATAGCGCGGGAAGCCTTGGCGCCGTCGAAAGAGAAGAGCTTGTTTTGCAGTCCCTCGACGATATACGTATATAGCGCTTCAATATGGCGGCCCACAATGTACTTGCCGGATTTGATGCCCTGGTAGTAGGCCAAGATGTAGTTATCTTTGTTCATGTTGTTCTAAGTCCGGCGAAGTCTGCCAAACGCGGGCCAGCGCTCGCGAAAGCGAAAAGAAAAGTTCCAGCATCGGTCCCCTACGGCCCCCAAATACTCAAACAAAAGGGGGGACGTCCAGCAAATCCACCCACGCAAAGAAGCGCGCCACCCACTCGCGGGCGGTCAGCTGCCGCACCTTCCGCCACTCGCCGCGCCAATAGATCGCAGTGACACGCGCCGCCGCTCCGTCTATATCCTTCGCCGGGTCCTTCTGGCCGTGACTGCACAGCATGACGCACACAGGCTTGCCGCACGCGCTCAGGTCGTCGGCCATGCGCTGATACATTAGCTTTTGGCCTACCGGCATGCTATAGCCGCTGTATTTGTACTCTAGGAACACGTAGGCCTTGCCGTGGTACTCAATGACGCCGTCAACGTCGGACGGATACATGCCGCCCTGCTGCATTCGGCTGTAGTCTATTAGCTGCTTGGCGTTTTCTCTATTATGGATTACAGAGCCGTAACCTTTCCCCATTCGTTCAGCCTGTAGCGCACGCTTCTGTCTTTGTGAAGTTCGGCGTGGCATTCCCTGCATACCAATTGCAGATTCTCGAAAGACAATGTGATGTTCGGGTCGTTTATGTTCGCCGGCGTTATGTGCGTCTTATGGTGCACGATCTGGCCGGGAACATACAGCCCACGGGCAAGGCATATTTCACAAAGCCCATGTGCTTTCTTCACGTACTGCGCCCTGCATTCTTTCCACGCGGCGCTTTTATAGAATTCGGCAGCGTATTCTTTCATGGCATTACAAAAGGCGCGTCGTGATTGGCGCGCCCCGGGACAATGGAAAGATGCGGCTTTACTTCGTTCGCATCCACCATAACTATATAGCTGTCTAATACTGAATTACAATGAACTGTTTAGGTGTCGTCAATAATGCTGTCTAATATCCTGATCACCCGTCTAACGAGTGCCCACACAAAAGCAATTGTACCGATTAAGGCTATAACCAATAGTGCATATATGATTGTCTCCAATACTTCGTTCATTCCAACACCCCTTCTATGCCTTCGTCCATCATTGCCGCCCCACAATATGGACAGTATTTATATACCTTGCTTCCCCATGCGTAGCACTCGGAACATTTATACAGTTCGCTGTCTGAAGGAAAAGGCTTCCACCTTCCACGCATCCGCGGCACTACTTGCGGCATGCTATGAAGAATGCTGATTATTTCCTGCCCGCTGAATACTTTAACATTTCCGTCCGTGGTATCTCGGCGGGCTATTTCTTCGACAGCCGCCTGCGCGCTTATTAGATATTCTTTCATTTCCTCGCCCCTTCTAACATCTTCCTTATCCGTTCTACCTGTTTCGCGCATTCCTTATATGCGTCTGCTTTGCCTTCGTAGTATGCTGCTTGTGCGTCCGGGTACATGGCGTCGGGCTGTTCGTCTATCAGTTCCTCGATCGTTTTGCCGTCCTCGAGTATGTTCGATATTGATATTGAGCGTTTCAGTTCGATAGGGTCAATTAGCCTGCTCATTCCTTCTAACCTTCCTTCATCTCTGAGCCGCAACGCGGACAATAATTATACCCGTCAGCCCTTGGCGTGCTATCAACAACAACAACGATTGCTTGCGCACATATGTTGCACTTGTAATATTTCGCACCGGCTAGAAAGCCTCGCCTCTCTGTTTCCACCCACCGCCCCCGCAGCCGTTGCGGCTGTGCGGACGGCATCTGCTCCAGATGCTCTATAACCTTTTTGCCACTTTCAAAATCAAGCGTAGGTTTTCCGTATGGATTGCATTCAGTTTTTACCCATCGAATCGC